GGTTTAGCTGAGGTTGATCTTGGAAATGGTACTAATTATAATCCTGCAGAGGCTTTGAATATGTATTTCCAAACAGGTTCTATCGTAGGTAGATCAATGACGCAAGACGGTGATATGAATCCAGGTAAAGTACCTATTCAAGAACTTAATAGCTCAAGCGGCCTTGGTAAAATACAAGCTCTTATACAAACGTATCAATATTATTTACAGATGATACGCGATGTGACCGGATTAAATGAAGCTAGAGATGGAAGCTCTCAAGATAAAAATTCGTTAGTAGGTCTTCAAAAAATGGCAGCTAACGCATCTAATGTTGCAACTAGACATATTAAACAAGCTAGTTTATATCTTACATTAAAGCTAGCGGAAAACGTGTCTCTTAAAATAGCAGATGCTTTATATTTCCCATTAACAGCTGAGTCGCTTAAAAATTCTATATCAACTTTTAACGTTGAAACACTACAGCAAGTTGTTGATTTAAACTTATATGACTTTGGTATATTCTTAGAATTAGAGCCAGATGATGAAGAGCAAGCTAAGTTAGAAGAGAATATACAGGTTGCATTGGGTCAAGGCGGTATAGACCTTGAAGACGCTATAGATTTAAGACAAATTAAAAATCTTAAACTAGCTAATCAAATGCTTAAAGTTAAGCGTAAGCAAAAAGCTATTCAAGATCAAGCTAATCAACAATCTAATATACAAGCTCAAGCAGCTGCACAAGCGGAGACTGCTGAAAAAACAGCAATGGCTGAAGTTCAAAAACAAGAAGCTATATCAGGTTCTAAGGTTCAATATGAACAAGCTAGAACTCAAATGGAAATAAACAAAATGCAAATAGCAGCTGATTTAGAAAAAATTAAAATGCAGCAAAAGTTTGAATACGATATGCAATTAAAGCAATTAGAAGTTCAAGCTATGCAACAAAAAGAATCAGCTATAGAAGATAGAAAAGATAAACGTAGCAAAATGGAAGCTACGCAACAAAGTGAAATGATAAGCCAACGTCAAAATGATAGCTTACCTAAAGACTTTGAAAACGAACCCGATATGGGTATGCAAGCTTTCATGTAGAAAGTAACAACTATTTAATTATATTATATTATGTCAGAAGTAAAACAAGAGGGCAACTTCAAAATGAAGGCTAAGCCAAGAAAACCTAAGAATTTAGGTAAGAAAAACGAAATCACTAAGGTTGAATTAAAAGAGCCAGTAAAAAAAGTTGAAGAGGAAATTACCAAAGTGGTAATACCTAAAGAAGAAGTAAAACAAGAAACCAATGCCGTTCAAACACAAGAGACAAATGATAGCAATGTTATTGTCCAAGAGTCCAAAGACAGTGGCGACAGCAAAGCAGTGGCTGAAGAAGTACGGACCACCGAAGAAAAAGTAGAAGAGTTTATTCCATTAAAAGAGGTTACAGCTGAAGAGGTTAAAAAAGCTGAAACTGAAATTAAAGAAGCTATTAGAGATGAGAAAGTACTAGGTAGACAATTACCAGATAACATCGAAAAATTAGTTTCATTTATGGAAGAAACAGGTGGAACTATAGAAGATTATGCTCGTTTAAATGCGGACTATTCTAATGTAGATGATAAAACATTATTAAAAGAGTATTACAAAAAAAATAAACCTTATTTAGATAGCTCAGATCTTGAGTTGTTATTAGAAGACTTTGATTATGACGAAGATCTAGATGAGGATAGAGATATACGTAAGAAAAAACTTGCGTTTAAAGAAGAAGTTGCAAAAGCCAAAGGCTTTTTAGAAGAGACTAAGAGTAAATATTACGACGAGATCAAGTTGAGACCGGGCGTTACTCAGGATCAGCAAAAAGCAATGGACTTTTTCAACCGATATAACAAGCAGCAGGAAGTAGCTACGCAACAACACGAGCGGTTTCAAGAAAGTACTAAAAAACTTTTTAGCGATAATTTCGAAGGTTTCGATATTAAAGTCGGTGATAAAAGTTATAAGTACAACATTCAGAACCGTGATAAAGTTGCAGAAAACCAATCAAATATTAACAACCTTGTCGGGAAGTTCCTAGACTCTGATGGTAATGTTAGTGACGCGAAAGGTTATCATAAAGCTATGTATGCCGCTGAAAATGTAGACAGGATTGCCTCTCATTTTTATGAGCAAGGAAAAGCTGACGCAGTTAAAGAAGTTTTAAACAAATCAAAAAACCTAAGTGATACCAAAGCTAGGTCTCAGCAAGGTGATGTGTTTGTAAACGGATTTAAAGTTAAAGCTGTAAGCGGTCTTGATACTACAAAATTAAGAATTAAAACGAAAAAATTTAACTAAAAAAATTTAAAACATGGCTGTTAATATCACACCACAATTCGGTTCAATTAAACCGAGTCAAAAACAACAATTATTGAGTGATAACTATTTATCATTTAATGGAGGAGCTAATCCTGGCGACTCTGATACTTTTGCACAACAGTACTTGCCTGAAATCTACGAACAAGAAGTAGAGCGTTACGGAAACAGAACTTTATCTGGATTCTTACGTATGGTTGGAGCTGAAATGCCAATGACTTCTGACCAAGTAATCTGGTCTGAGCAAAATAGACTACACGTAGCGTATAACGACGTAGACGTAAACGCAGGTGGTGTAGCAACAAATATTTTAGAATTTACAGTAGGTGGAGCTGGAGACGCTTTCGTTGAAAATGTAATTTCTAAAGATCAAACAATCGTAATTTTAGATACAAATAACTCTGTAGAGCTTAAAGCTTTAGTAACTGAGTCTAGCCAAACTGGCGTTACAGCTAGTATTACAGTAGCTCCTTACACTCAAGCTGATTTAACAGGTCTTTCTCTTACAGGATTAAAAATCTTTGTATACGGTTCTGAATATGGAAAAGGAAAAGCTATCACTAATTCAACTGGACTTACTGATACTACTGGTTACAAAACAATCACTCCATCTTTCACACAGTACTCTAACTCACCTGTTATCATCAGAAATAAATACGTTGTAAACGGATCTGATATGGCACAAATCGGATGGGTTGAAGTTGCTACTGAAGACGGAACATCTGGTTACCTATGGTATTTAAAAGCTGAATCTGAAACTCGTTTACGTTTTGAAGATTACTTAGAAATGTCTGTAGTTGAAGGTGAGCTTGCTGCTGCTGGATCTGGAGCTGCAACAGCTGGAGTTAAAGGTACTCAAGGTTTATTCGCTGCTATTAAAGACAGAGGAAATGTAAACGCAGGATTTACTGCCGCCAATGGACTTGATTCTTTTGACGATATCTTGAAAAACTTAGATACTCAAGGTGCTATTGAAGAAAACATGCTTTTCTTAAACCGCCAAACAGCTCTTGACTTTGATGATATGTTAGCTGCTCTTTCTCTAGGTACTGCCGGTGGTACTGCTTATGGATTATTTGAAAACTCAGAAGAAATGGCTTTAAATCTTGGATTTAGCGGTTTCCGTAGAGGATCTTACGATTTCTATAAGACTGACTGGAAATACTTGAACGACGCTTCAACACGTGGTGGAATTGACACTACTGCTGCAGCTATCGAAGGAGTATTAGTACCAGCTGGAACTTCTACTGTTTACGATCAAATCTTAGGAACTAACATCCGTCGACCATTCTTACACGTACGATACAGAGCTTCACAAGCTGACGATCGTAGAATGAAGTCTTGGTTAACTGGTTCTGCTGGAGGAGCTTTCACATCTGATTTAGATGCAATGGAAGTAAACTTCTTGTCAGAAAGATGTTTATGTGTTCAAGCAGCTAACAATTTCGTATTGTTTACTGGAGCATAATATTACAACAATAATAATCCCTGCCTTCGGGCGGGGGTTTTTTATATGACATTAGCCTATTACTATTTATATACTATGGCTATTGTCACAATTTTCAACTATTTAATTTTATTATATTATGGCTAAAAAAGCTACAGCAGAAACAATTGAGGTTGCACCTCAGCCAACTGTTGCAAAAAAAACAACAGTTCAAAAACCCGCAAAACCAACGTGGGAAATTAAAGATAGGACTTATTTTTTAAAAGGTCCACAAACCCCACTTACACATACAATACCTTCAAAACATAGTTCTAGATATCCATTAATTTGGTTTGATGAAAATGAAAACACACAAAAAGAACTTAGATATGCTACTAACCAAAACTCTGTATTTGTTCAAGAACAAAAAGGGCAAGTTACATTAGGTCATATTATATTTAAAAATGGAACTTTAACTGTACCAAAAGAAAAACAAAACTTACAAAAATTACTATCTATTTACCACCCTTATAAGGATGTTAAATACAGTGAGTTTGATTCAGTTAAAAAAGCTGTTGACGAACTTGATTATTTAAACTTAGAGTTTGATGCGATGTCTGCTGCAAAGACAATGGATATAGATCAAGCAGAAGCTATACTGAGAGTTGAGTTAGGATCTAAAGTAACAACTATGGGATCTAAAGAATTGAAAAGAGATTTGTTGTTATTTGCTAGACGTAATCCAGCAACTTTTATAAGTCTTGCTAATGATGAAAATGTTATGCTACGTAATTTTGCTATTAGAGCATCTGAATCTGGTATTATAAATTTATCAGGAGATCAAAGAACATTTACATGGGGATCAAACGGTAGAAAATTAATGAACGTGCCATTTGACGAAAACCCTTATTCTGCATTTGCGGCTTTCTTAAAGACTGACGAAGGCGTAGAAATCTATAAGTCTATAGATAAAAAACTATAAAAACAAGTAATACTAATATAATGGAGGCTACGCAAGTGGTCTCCAATATATTATAATAAAAAATAAAAAATGGCAGTAAGCGTAGACAAAGTATATAAAACAGTCTTGTTTGTACTAAACAAAGAACAAAGAGGTTATGTAACACCTGCTGAGTTTAATAGTGTTGCTGAGCAAGTTCAGTTTCAAATATTCGAATCTTACTTTCCAGACGGTAACCAACAATACCGTAAAGATCAATCAAACTCTCAAAACGATACAGAGTTTTTCAATATGTTTAAAGACATAGAGTATAAATTATACCCTTTTGAACAAGACTCAAGTTTTACTTATGATGCTAATAGAGATATTTTTTCTACTAATGATAATGTTTACAAGATAGGTGAAGTAGTTTCGAACTACACGGATGTAAACCCTGTTATAAACTCTACAACTCAACTAGTTAGCAAAGCAGAGTTTAATAAAATATCAAGATCAAAACTTACAGCTCCAAACAAAAAAAATCCTTTATTCTTCACAGGAAACGCAGGGTCTGGAGATTTAACACTTAAAGTAACACCTACCCCAAATTCTATAACAGTAAATACAATAATAACACCAACACCTCCAAAATGGGGTTTTACTGTTGGTGGATTGGGTCAATATGTTTACAATCCAAGTCCAACCGCGACTACTGACTTTGAATTAGATATATCTGAACAAAGTCTTTTAATATTAGAAATATTAAAGTATTTTGGAATAGTAGTAAATGATCCAACAATAATTCAAGCAGCTTCTCAAGAAGCTCAACAAATGGAAATTAACGAAAAAAGCTAATAAATGAGTTTAATAACGGAAACAAACCAACAATATTATCAAGGCGCTCAAGGCTTTAGGGGTGACAACGTTAAAACGTCGTTTCCAACCACTTTTAATACAGATTTAATACTAGGGCATTATGATCCTGAAAATATAAATTATTCTTTAAACAACTTCAAACTATATACCAGTGAAACAGGTTTGCCAGGTGAATATGAAGAGTATATTACGGAGTTTTTCGTTGTAAATAATGCTATAGAATTTTCTAACCCTCCAGTTGCAGGTTTGTACATAGTTGTTCAGTTGAAGAAACTAGACGGAGGTCTTTATGGTAACGATGAGATTGAAAAAGCTTTTGGCCAAACAGTTGAAGATAACTATGGAGGTTATTCTTATATTACATTAGAAGATGTTATAGATAACTTTATGGTTGGCTATGTAGGAAGTGGTAAGTTAATACAAAGGGCTAAAAAATCAGATGTATTGTTTTTTGCTAAAAGAGGTTTACAAGAATTTAGTTATGATACTTTAAAAAGTGTAAAAACTTCAGAGTTAACTATACCTCAAAATTTAACTTTACCTTTACCACAAGACTATGTTAATTACGTTAGAGCTTCCTGGACAGATAGAAATGGTATTAAACACATTATATACCCGACAAACAATTTAACTAACAGTCCTTATTACACTAATATACAAGACTCAAAAGGAGTGCCAACTCAAGATAACTTTGGAGAAAACGTAGAAGGAACCTCTATTATACAAGAAAGATGGCACAGTAATAGCAACCCAGATCTTAATGATTATTTAGCAGAAAACCCAGACACTTTAGGTTTCAAATTTAGAGGTAATGGTGATTTTATATATGGAAACTATAGAGGACAATATGGTTTAGATCCTCAATATGCTCAAAAAAATGGTTATTTTAATTTAAACGAAAGAGAAGGTAAGATGTCTTTTTCTAGTGGATTAGTTGGTGAGCTTATATTACTAGAATACATCTCTGATGGCTTAGCGTATGATACAGATACTAAGATACCTAAAATGGCAGAGGAGGCTTTATACGCGCATATATTGCATGCTGTTATATCTACACGTGCTAATCAACCAGAGTATGTAGTTCAAAGGCTTAAGAAAGAAAGATCTGCTAAATTAAGAAATGCAAAAATAAGATTATCTAACATAAAGACTGGTGAAATTGCTCAAGTAATGAGAGGTAAGTCTAAATGGATTAAACACTAAAATTAAATGGCTAAAGTAAAAAATAGTTTCTTAAAGTCGAAGATGAACAAGGATCTCGACGACAGATTGTTACCTAACGGTGAATACAGAAGCGCTGTCAACATAACTATAAATAATTCTGATGGTGAAGACGTGGGCACTGCTCAAACCGTTAGAGGTAATTTACAAGTTATAGATTTTAACATTAACGTAACCGGTATTGATGATTTACAAGTCATAGGTTTATTAGATGATGAAGCTTCTGATACTGTTTTTGCTTTTTTAACAAATAACGAAAAACAATTATATAAGCCAACCAAGTATAGCGCTATAGTTTCATGGAACGTAAACCAAGCTACGACTAGCGCTAAAATAATAGCTGAAGGTAATTGGTTAAACTTTTCAACTTTAAATCCTATAGTGGCAAATCTTCTTGAAGATTTATTATTTTTTACAGACAATAGAAATCAGCCTAGAAAAGTAAATATAAACAACCAAACTGGCTACTATACAACTGAAGATCAAATATCTGTTGCTAAATACTACCCTTATCAGTCAATAGAATTGTATCAAGGAAGTATCGTCCCGGAAGCTGTGGTTTTAACGACAACGCCTGATGCTGCTTCAACTGACATAAACACAGTTGTATGTGCTAGTGTTGCTGATTTAAACAATGGAGATGTTTTAACAAGCAGCGGTAATGGGGTTCTTTATAATACTTTTATTATAGATATAAATACCCTTACTTCTACCGTGACTTTAAGTCAAAACGTAACAATTGCTTTATCTGAAACTCTTGTTTTTTCTTCACCAGAAACAACAATGAAGGATGCTATATCAGAGTACTTACCGCCAAAGGGTAATGGTTTTGTTTTTACCCCACAAACTACACCACCAAGCACAGAGTTTTATTTAACAAACTACACTGGTTATGTAAACTTAGCTGAAACAGTAACAGGAGGTGTAGGTTTTAGTGTTTATAAAGTAATTGGTACAAGTGTTGTAGATACTGGATCTAAAGTTGTTTCTGTACAAAGAGACTCTACATCTGATGGAACTGATTTTTATCCAACTTTAAAAATAGAAGTAGATCAAGCACCTAATCCTGCTTTAGCTGCAAATGAAGAGGTTTTACTTGCTATACCAAATCCTTATTATGACTCAAACTTCGCGGCAACTGCTAATGTTGATTATTTAGAAGACAAGTTTGTTAGATTTTCTTACAGATTTAAATTTGATGACGGCGAGTATTCTTTGATTGCACCATTTACACAACCTTGTTTTATACCTCAACAAGATGGTTATTTTTTAGCAGAAGATTTTATAGCAGAAAACCCAGACACTTTTGATGTTCAAAGTGAAGTTGAAATA